CGGAATCGTCAAGGGGCCGCAGGAAAAAGCGACCGAGAAGTTCATCAACAGGTTCAGGGAAGGCAAGGCGGACAACGCCATGGCCGATTTCCTGTATTCGAGCATGCTGAGCATCGCGCGCAACATCGACGCGCAGAACAACCGTGGCCGCGAGATAAGCCGCAACATGACCTCCCTGCTCGGCTACATCCAACAGCTCGAAACCATCTACCCGTCCACACCTTCCCAGACTGACGACAGGCTGGAGGAACTCATGGCGGCGATGGCGAAATGAGCGTCAAACCCACCCCCAGCCTCAAACCACGCTACGCGACCCCGCGCAACCTTGCGCGTCCGACCGATGGCGGCAAGGAAGCCCGCATAGCCGAAGCGTTGGGCACCCCGTTCTTGCCATGGCAGCGCATGGTTTCCGACGTGTTCGGTGAGATAGACCCCGACACCGGCACCTACTATTACGACACTCTGGTGCTCACCGTACAACGGCAGGCCGGGAAAACCACGCGCGAGCGGGCGACCGAAACCCGCAACGCGTTGTGGGGGCCGAACCGTCGTGTGTGGTATCTGGCGCAGACCGGCAAGGACGCATCCCAGCAGTTCCGCGAGTACATCACCGGTTTCGACAAGTCTCCGCTGGCTCCGTTGGCCGCTTCCAAGCGCATGAGCAACGGCAGCATGTGCCTCACGTTGAAGAACGGCAGCACGATACAGCCGGGCGGCACGACCGACAGTGGCGGCCACGGCTTCCAGGGTGATTCGCTGACGTTGGATGAATGCTGGGCGCTGCCAGCCGACAAGGCCAAGGCGATCCTGGACGGTTTCCTTCCCACGACCACCACGCGTTTGAAGCTTACCGGCGTGCGGCCACGGCTCACGTTCTGTTCGACCGAGGGCACGGCGGAATCCACGTTTTTCAATCCGAAGCTTGACGAGTTGCGGGCGATGATGGACGCGGGCGAACCCATGGGACGAACCTGCTTCTTCGATTTCGGTATACCGTTCGGCAGTGATCCCGAAGACTTGGACAACATTTGGGCGCATCATCCCGGTGCCGGGCATTTGTTCGACTACGACCAGTTGGCCGATTTCCGCCGTCAGTTCAGCCAGGACGCGGCGGGTTGGGCGCGTGCCTTCGGCAACTTGCGGGATTCGGGAATCATCGACCGTGCGATAGACCCGCAACTGTGGCAGTCCACCAGCGCCAACGCTATAGATCCGGCTGAGGCCACCGGGCGCGTGTGTTTCGGCGTGGCCGTGGCCATGGGAGGCATCGGCACCGCGATAGTCGCATGCATCGAGACCGAGGCCGTGCCCCTGTTGCAGGTCGTGGACGTGTTGCCGGGAACCGGCAGCGCGCCGGAACGATTGAGGGAATTGCAGGAACGCTACCACGCGCCCATCTGCATCGACATGCGGGGGCCGTCCGCGGCGTTGGCCGACCGGTTGCGTTTGAGCTTGGATGAATGGGGCATAGCCCGTTACGAGCTTGTGGATATGAGGGCGGCTGACGCGGTGACCGCGCCGCAGGCGTTCATGAGCGCGTTGGATCAGCACGCGGTGAATCACGCGCCCGATTCAGACATGGATCGTGAGGCGGGTTTGGCCGGTAAGCGCATGAGTGGTGACGCTTGGCTGTGGAACAGGGCTGAGGGCGTGAACGCGCCGACCATCGAGGCCGCAACGCTCGCCCTGTGGGGATTGACGCACATGCCCGACGACACACCGCCCGGAGTGTACTAAAACGTGGCCGACGTGTCCGCTTATGGCCGCTATGGCCGCTTATGGCCGATATTTTTTTGCGTGGCGCTGCCATGCCGCGCATCATGTCCGGCATGAGCATACGAGAGATGATGGCGAACATGTGGGGCGCGGTGAAGCGTTCCGCCAATCGCGTGTCAAGCGTGGCGACCGCGCCGTTCCGCCGTCCGGCCGGGCGTGACCCGTTGAACATGTCGGTCGTGTTCCGAGGCGTGCAGATATTGCAGACCGCAGTCAGCGGCTTGCCCGTGCGCCAGTTGCGGCATGGCATGGCCGTGGAACCCGCGCGGATCGTGGAACGCCCGGACCCCGACACGTGGCGGGCGGACTTCATCAGCGAAACCGTCATGGGCTTGGCGTTGAACGGCAACGCGTTCTGGCTGAGGTTGAAGGGCGTGGACGGCTCAACCATCGGCTTGCGGAATCTGCCGCCAGCGTTGGTGAGCGTTTCCGACGCTCGCGGCGACATCGCCAACCCCGACAAGCGCTATTGGTACATGGGGCGCGAATACACGTCAAACGACATCATTCATCTCAGATTCTTGAAGGTGCCGGGACGGTTGCGCGGCATGGGGCCCATCGAGGCGGCGCGCGAGGAGATCGAGGGAGCCATCGACGCGCGCGATTACAAATCAAGGTATTTTTCCGAGGGCACGCATCCCACGGGCATCATCAGCACCGCGAAGCCGTTGAACGACGAAGTGGCCGAGAAGGTCAAGGAAAGTTTCAAGCGCAACGTCGATGACGTGAAGGTGCTCACCGGCGACCTGAAATACACCCAGCTGGCGCTGAGTCCCAAGGACATGCAGTTTCTGGAGACGCAGCAGTTCGACACCACGCAGATAGCCCGCCTGTTGGGCATCCCCGCTTCGCTCATGCTCGCGGCGGTGGAAGGCTCGAACCTCACCTACAGCAATATCGAACAGGAATGGATACAGTTCGCGGACTTCACTCTTGAAGCCTACGCGCAGCCCATCGAACTCGCGTTGGGTGAGGTGCTGCCGCGCGGCACCAGCGTGGAACTCGACTGGGACAGCATGCGCCGAAGCGACACGAAGACCAAGGCCGAAACCTACCAGATTCTCATAGCGTGCAACGTGCTCACCGTAGATGAGGCGCGCGCCATGGAAGGCAGGCCACCACTACCCGCCGCACCAACCCCGCAACCATCGAACGACTTGGAGGAAACCGAATGAACGAACGCAAGGAAATCGCCTACCGCGGCCTGAAACTCCGCAAAGCATCAGATGGTGACGGGCGCAGCATCGAGGGCGTGGCCGTCCCGTTCGGTGACATCTACAACGACCCGTGGGACGGGGCGGAAACGTTCGACCGTGACACCGTTTTCGAGAACGCCGACACGGCCAAGCTCTGCTACCAGCACGCCGAACTGATCGGCGCGATCACTTCGGCAGAGAACCGCGACGACGGGCTTCACATCACCGCACGAATCGCTGACACCCAGCTTGGGCGCGATGCGGTGGCATTGATGGACGCTGGCGCGTTGGACTCGCTCAGCGTCGGATTCATCCCGTTGGAGGACGAACGCGACGAAAACAACGTGACCCACCGCCGCCGCGTGCGCCTCATGGAAGTGAGTTTGGTGAGCTGGCCCGCATACCAGAACGCCAAGGTGGAGAACCACCGCAACCTCAATACCGAGAACAGCCAGGAAAGGAACCACATGGAAAACGAAACCATCGAAAAGGTGCGCGCGGAACAGGCCGAACAGGCCGACGTGTTGCGCAGCATCCAGGCGAGCCTAGCCACCATGAACAACCATGGCAGCTCGAATCCCGCCGCATCCTACCGCAGCTACGGGCATCTGCTCAAGCAGCTCGCCAAGGGCGACGAACAGGCGCGCAACGACTACGAGCAGATCAGCAAGCGCGACTACACGGGCGGCGTGCTCGCCAACAGCGACCCGCAGCCGGTATGGATCAGCAACACGCTTCGCATCCTCGAACAGCGCCGCCGCATCACCAACCTCGTGTCACACGCCGCGCTGCCGTCCGAAGGCGAGACGCTGAGCTATCCCATCGTCACCGAGGACACCACCACCGTAGGCAAGCAGGCCAAGGAAGGCGACTACCTCCCCTATGGCGAGATCAAGATCGGGGCACGAACCGCGACCATCGAAACCTACGGCGGCTACACGTCCCTGAGCCGTCAGGCCATCGAACGCGCCAGCGTGCCCTACTTGGACAAAACCCTTGAGGCGTTGGTCAAGGCGTACGCGCGCAACACCGAAGCCGCCACCCGCATCGCCCTCTACGGTGCCATCGGTGACGTGTCCGCCTCGGACAAAATCGACGCGGGCAAGGCATTGACGGCGATGACCCCGAACGACTGGCTCGACATCATCATCGACGCGCGCCTTGAGGTTGAAGACCGCAACACATCATTGGACTATCTCGGCGTTTCCGGCGACGTGTTCAAGGCCATCGCCCACCTGAGCGACGACGGCGACCGTTTCATGGACATCAGCGGCGGCGGCATCGACCGGCTCGGCAGCATCGACACGACCGACATCACCGGTTCACTGCTTCGCGTGCCAGTGGTGCTCATGCCCGGCGCGGCCGCAGGAACCGCCGCGTTCCTCGACAAGGGAGCCGTGACCGTGTGGGAGAACGGCAACAGTCCCTTCCAGCTCCAGGACGACAACGTACTCAACCTCACCAAAGACTTCAGCGTGTACGGCTACGCCGCGTTCGGCGTGACCTTGCCCGAAGGCATCCTGCCCATCAAGTTCGCCAACGCCTGACAGAAAGGAACCCGACCATGGAATGGAAGACCAAACTACCCAACATCCCCGAAGACACGTATGGCCCCGCGTTCGGGCCGACCATCGTCGCCGCGATCAATGAACTCCGCGCAGCCATCGGCGGCACGACGGCACCGGAGGCCACCACCGTTGACACGCTCGGCGGCGCGACCGACATCGGCAAGAACATTCTCAAGGCGCGTGACGCGGCGGCGGTGCGCACCCTGCTGAACGTGGCCGAGAAACCGGCGGCCTGATGGCGGACGACCCACTTCTGAATGAACTCGCAAGGCAGGCCGGAACGCTCGACACCGACGACCGTCCGGCCTTGGCCGCGAGGCTCCGCGCGGCACGCGCCTACCTCTCCCCGCACGTGGATGGCTACGGCATCCCGAAGGACGTGGTGGACGACTGCACGCTGTCGGTGGCTTTGGACTTGTGGCAGGCCAAGGACGCGAGAAACGGCATCGTGGGAATCACGGACGGCGTGGAACCGTTCAGAATCCCCACCGACCCGTTGCGCACCGCTTGGCCGAAGCTCAGGGCGGCGGGCTTGCCCGCAGGATTGGGCATCGCATGAGCCGAGTGGACGAACTCACCGAACAGCTCACGGAACGCATCACCGAAGCCGGGCACGGCCTGATCCTCCAAGTCACCACAGACCAGTCACTGGTCAAACCATCGCCGGGCAAGGTCAGCTTGGTCATCATGCCGCCTGACATCGCTTGGGACGGCTGGGAACTGGAACCAAACGTGACGTTCAAGATTCTCGCGGTGGCGGGAACAGCGAACACGAACAAGCGCGGCTACGACCTGATCCTAGAAGCCATGGACATCATGCACCAGGCGGACGTGAACATGGCCACGGCCACTCCAGTCGGCTTCGACCTCGCGGGCGCGGGAACGCTCGCCGCATACGAAATCACACTCAACCCCATGTAATCGAAAGGACACAATCATGGCGACAAGAACCCTTGGACCGGGCAAGCTCACCATCACCGACACCGAAAGCGGGCGCGACTTCAGCGCCGAAGTCACCAAGGTGCAGTTGGTGGCGTCGAACAACACCGACGACCCAATCAATTTCCTTGACGGCTCGCAGGACACCAGCTCAAGCACCGATTGGACGCTTGAGGGAACCATCGTTGACAACTTCGACACGGACAACCTCGCCAACTGGTGCTTCGACCATGCCGGCCAGACGCTGCCGTTCGAGTGGGTGCCGAACAACAAGGGGGCGACCAAGTGGAACGGTAAGGTGAACATCTCGCCCGTGAGCATCGGCGGCGACGTGAAATCAAAGAACAGCAACGACTTCAGTTTCCCCGCGACCGAACTCGCGCACTCCGCCTACACGCCGTCCTCCGAGGTCTGAAATGGCAGCCAAAGCCGCATACGTGGTGGGGCAAAAACGTTTCGTTCAGACCATGCGCAAAGCAGGCGCGGACATGCAGGAACTCAAGGACGTGAACCGGCAGGCCGCGAACATCGCATTGCCAGCGGTGCGCAATCTCGCGCCGCGCGGCAAGAACGGCAGGTTGGCTTCATCAATCCGTGTCGGGGCGACACAGAAGGCCGGTGTCATCCGCGCGGGAAGCAAAAGCGTGCCCTATGCGGGCGTCATCAACTACGGGTGGCCAGCCCGGCGCATCAAGCCGCGCCTGTTCGTCAACAACGGCGTGGCCTCGACGGAAGGCGCGTGGCAGCGCGTCTACAGGCAATTCATCGATAAGACACTCAACGAAGTAAGGGGAGCCTAGATCATGCAGATCGTGAAAGTCACCTACGCGGACGGCCGCACCGAGGAAACGCGACTCACGCCGCGCGCCCTGTGCCAGGCCGAGGAACACGCCCAGATCAACAAATGGGCGGCGGGCGACGCCAGCCGAATCCGCCAGTCCTACTATCTCTCGTTCATCGCCATGCGCAACGCCGGTCACACCACGCTCGGCTTCGACGAGTGGATGGACACCGTGGACGACATCGCGCTCGAACAGACAGACCCGGAACCAGCAAACCCTACGCTCTGACCGCGTGGCCTGACGACTCGCTAGGCCGTCTCTCTTGCCTGCTGTCCCGCTATTTCGGCGGCACCCCGTGGGAGTGGAGGGAGAAGGCAAGCGAATTGGATTGGGCGACGGCGGTGGAGATATTGCAGGACGAAGCCGAACGAATGGAGGAAACCGATGGCGCATAGCGCGATCATGTCGGTGCGCATCACCGGCAACAGCGACGACGCGGTGAAGGCGTTCCAGAAGGCCACCAGCAAGGCTGCGGCGTTCGGCAGCTTCATGGGCGGTGCCGCGTTGAAGGGCGTGACCGCGTTGTGGGACAAGCTCAAGGACTTCGGCGGCGCTGTCATCGACATGAGCGACAGCACCGACAAGTTCGTGCAGACCATGAACTTCGCGGGCATCGACACGTCGAACGTGGAGAAGGCGTCACAGGCGGCGCGCGACTACGCCGACCGCACCGTGTACGACCTCTCAACGATACAGAACACCACCGCCCAGTTGGCCGCGAACGGCATCAGCGACTACACCGGTTTGACCGAGGCGGCGGGCAACCTGAACGCCGTGGCGGGCGGCAACGCCGACACGTTCAAAAGCGTGGCGATGATGCTCACCCAGACGGCTGGCGCGGGCAAGCTCACGACCGAGAACTGGAACCAGTTGGCCGACGCCATCCCCGGCGCTTCGGGCAAACTCCAGGAAGCCATGCTCAGGAACGGCGCGTACACGGGCAATTTCCGCGACGCGATGGAAAAGGGCGAGATATCGGCGGACGAGTTCAACAAGGCCATCCTGGACTTGGGCATGAGCGACGTCGCCAAGGAAGCCGCATCGAGCACGAAGACCATGGAAGGCGCGTTGGGCAATCTGGAAGCCGCCATAACAGGCGGACTCACAGACGCGTTCGACCTGTTCAAACCCACGGTGACCGGAGCGCTCACCGAAGCCGCCGACAGCGTGAGCGATTTCGCCGCGAAAGCCACCGGAGGATTGAAGCAATTCACCGACTCCATAAGCAAGACCGGCGCGTTCCAATCCCTCACGGACACCGTGAAGGCCGTGGGCGGCGCGCTCGGCTCGATGGGCCAGGCGTTCTCCGACATCGCCACCACGATAGCGCCCGGACTGCAAGGATTGTCCGACGCGGGAAGCATCGGCACCCAGTTGGGCGACGCGTTCAACGGCGCGGCCGGTATCATCCAGGCGGTGGCCGACAAGCTCACCCAGTTCGGTGATTGGGTCAGCGCGAACGCCGAACCCATCGCGGGCGCGCTGGTGGCCATCGGCGGCGGACTCGCCGCGTTCAAGGTGGCCAGCGCCATCAGCGCCGTGGTGGCCGCGTTGCAGGGCTTCAGCATCGCCGCTGCCGCCGCCGAAGTGGCGCAATGGGCGTTGAACGTCGCCATGAACGCGAACCCAATCATGATCGTGGTCACCGCCATAGGCGCGTTGGTGGCCGCGCTGGCGTGGTTCTTCACCCAAACCGAAACTGGGCGCAACATCTGGAGCCAGTTCACCGCGTTCATGGGCAATTGCGTGAACAACATAATCGGTTTCTTCCAAGCGTTACCCGGCAGAATCGGCGCGTTCTTCCAGAACGCGGCACAAGGCGCGCAGAACGCATGGAACGGG